TTAATATTGACCTAGATCCCTCGGCTAATACCGACATCGTGGTTGGCTATCACAGATACCAAATCACTACTTCGTCAAATTATACTCTTGCTGAATCTGACCTCGAAGATCTTTCAATTTCAACTAAGTGGAAGCAAGGTTACCTATTTGGTAAGACCCCAGATGCTGGTAATTATCACGTTGCTGTCATTGACAGTTCCGGTGATGTGACTGGTGCTGCTGGATCTGTTGTTGAAATCTACGATAATGTATCGACCAGTGCATCAGCTACACTTCCTGATGGTAGAACTAATTACTACGTAGACGTAATTGAGAATTTCTCGTCTTGGGTTAAGGTTGCAAACACTGCACACTTTGAAGCTCAAACGACCTCTCAATATGAAACTCTTGCTGGTGGTACCGATGGAACTACTGAGGGAACAACCACACTACAAGCTCTTGCTGGTGGATACGATCTGTTCAAGAACTCTAATGAGATTGACATCTCGTTTGTTCTTCAAGGTAAAGGCGATAATGATGCTAACCTTGCAAACTACATTATCTCTAATGTGGCTGATTACAGAAAAGATTGTGTGGCATTCTTATCACCATCAAAAGAAGCAGTAGTTGATGAGTTGAGAACCAATGCAAAAATGACCAACGCAATTGCATATCGTAACAAGCTCCAAAGCTCCTCTTACTGGTTCATGGATTCCGGTTACAAGTACAGATACGACAAGTATAATGACAAGTACCGATATGTCCCACTGAACGGTGATATGGCTGGCTTGGCTTCTAGGGTAGAGCCTTATGAGTCTCCGGCTGGATTCCGAAAGGGTGTTGTGAAGAATGTTGTTAAGTTGGCATTCAACCCTAATAAGGCACAGAGAGACCAACTCTATACTTCAGACATTAACCCTGTAATGAGTCAAGTAGGACAAGGTATTGTTCTCTTTGGTGATAAGACTGGTTTGGGTCTGAATAGTGCATTCGATAGACTTAATGTACGAAGATTGTTTATCGCTGTCGAGAAGGCAATTGCTAATGCAGCTCAATCATTCTTGTTCGAACTGAACGATGAGTTTACTCAGACACAATTCAGAAATATCGTAGAGCCATTCCTCCGTGACATTCAAGGAAGACGTGGAATCATCGATTTTAGAGTTGTATCTGATGCAACGGTGAATACTCCTGTAGTAATCGATCAAAATAAGTTCAGAGCAAATATCTTCATTAAACCTGCACGATCTATTAACGTCATTGAACTTACGTTTGTGGCTACAAGATCTGGGGTTGAATTTGAAGAAATTGTTGGCGCGCTTACATAATAAATAAGATTGTTAAAAGGAGAACACGAATATGAGTTTTAATATCAACGAGTTTAAATCACAGTTAGTAGGTGGTGGTGCTCGTCCAACTCTTTTCCAAGTTCAGATATTAAATCCTGTCGATCCGGCCGCTGACTTTAAAGTCCCATTTATGGTACGTGCGGCTGGGATTCCTGGCTCAACTGTAGGGCAATATGAAGTGCCCTACTTCGGTCGGAATATTAAGTACGCAGGTGATCGAACATTTGAAGATTGGACGATTACAGTAATCAACGACGAAGACTTTGCCGTTAGAAATGCTATGGAAGCATGGTCTAATGCTATCAATACTCATGATAGTAACGTCAGGGCTTTACCACAAGATTACAAATCAAATGCTATCATTACGCAATTTAGTAAGGATGGAGATCCGCTTAGGTCTTATGTATTTGAAGGCATGTTCCCAGTTACAATCGATCAGATTGAAATGGATTGGGGTACTGTCGATGCTATTGAGGAATTCGGTGTAACATTCAGTTATGATTTTTGGAGAGTTGAAGGCGTAACCGGCATTCCTACTAGCTAATTGATTATTGAGGAATTTAAATAATGAAGATTTTTGGCTTTGACATAAAGCGTGAGGCAGAAGAGGCCGATCAAGTACCGGTCTCTTTTGCTGAGCCACAAAACGACGATGGTGCAATTACCGTAGGCAGTGCCCTTGGTGGGTTCTATAATACGTTAATTGACCTTGAGGGCTCGGCAAAAACCGAGTCCGAACTCGTCACTAAATATCGTGGTATGGCAATGCAGCCAGAAATTGCTCAGGCAATTGATGAAGTTGTGAACGAAGCCATCAATATCGACACACACGAAAAAGTGGTAGATATTGTATTAGATGAGATAGATCTGCCTGATAAAGTAAAAAAGGCAATATCCGAAGAGTTCGAAAACTGTCTTGGCCTTTTAGATTTTACTAATACAGCATATGATATGTTTAGTAAGTTCTATGTTGACGGAAGACTGAATTACCATATTATTATTGATGATAAGAATATCAAAAAAGGTATTACGGAACTTCGTTATGTTGACCCACGAAAGATTAAATTAATACGTGAGGTCGACAAGAAAGACAAAGATCAATGGTCTGGCATGCCAACCAAGAAAGTCAAAAATGAATATTATTTGTATTCTGATAATGGCTTTGGAAATGGCCCAGGCGATTCATCACAGGGTTATAGAATTTCAAAAGACTCGATTGCTAGAGTAACATCGGGACTAATGAATGAAAACAACTCTTTAGTTCTTTCATATTTACATCCGTCTATCAAACCTCTCAATCAGTTGAGAATGTTAGAAGACGCCACAGTCATTTATACTCTGACACGAGCACCAGAGCGTAGAATTTTCTACATTGATGTTGGTAACTTACCTAAGAGCAAAGCCGAGCAGTATCTCCATGATATGATGACTCGACACAAGAATAAGTTACAATATAATGCATCAACTGGTGAAATTAGTGATTCTCGTAAGATGATGACAATGACTGAAGATTTCTGGTTCCCTCGTCGTGGCGGTGAGAGATCTACAGAGGTCGATACGCTTGCCGGTGGTGCTGCACAAGGCTTGAGTACAGATGAAAACATGCAGTACTTCCAACGAAAATTATATAAGGCGTTGAGAGTACCACTAACTCGATTGGAGCCAGAAACAATGGTTTCATTCGGACGCGTTTCTGAGATCACGCGAGATGAATTGAAATTTAGTAAATTCATTCGAAGACTCAGAGCAAGATTTTCTTGGTTCTTCAATATGGTACTAGAAAAGCAACTTGTCTTAAAAGGTATAATGTCGCCAGAAGAATTTGAACAGATTAAAAATAAAATTCGCTATGACTTTATCAAAGACAACTACTTTGAAGAACTAAAAGAGGCCGAAATTCTCAGAGAGCGCATGAACACACTGAGAGAAATGGAAGAAACGGTCGGTGTTTATTATTCTCGTCAATGGGTAATCCGTAATGTACTTCAAATGAGCGAAGAAGACTACGAAGAGATCAGAGATCAAATCGAAGCGGAGAAAGAGATGTTCCCAGACGAGGACGAAGATTTATAATAAATAATTTAAAATTCAGATTAAAGGACTCACAGAAATGAAACGGTTCAAAAATATTCGCGAAATGGCTCAACCCAAATCTCCCGAAGAGAAGAGATTTAAGGATCAGCACTCGGTTGAGGTACTCGATCCCGAAGGTCATGGCGACGATATCAAGCCAAAGACCCAAAAGAAAAAGAGGTTAGCAGATTATATGGACGGTCAAGATAAAGCTGCATACGATAAAGCTTATACTGTGAAGAAAGAAGCAGTAGAAGAAGATGCCCTGTCAGAAGATACCCTGGCCGAAGATATTGCTGATATCATTGTAGAGACTTACAGAGAATCTATACTTGAAATGAGTGAAGAAGAGCTAGATGCAATTGTAGATCGAATTCACGAAGATCTGGAAGGCTAACATGAAGAAATTTAGAGATCTTTTATCAGAGACAGAAGTTAAACCCTCTATGAGAGAAGACGCACAGGACGAAAAGAGAATGATGCGGTCTCAGCTCATGTTTATGGCTTATGCAGCCAAAGAGATTGCTTCTTATCTTGATCGAGTCAACGATCCTGAAGAGTGGTACCAGAATAAAATGGCCACTACACATTCGATGATGAAGACTCTCTATTCATATGCTCAAGGTCAAATGCAGTCAATGGATGCAGACGATGATCTAATGGCTGGATATTACGGTGAAGATAGTAAAATCGATGCCCGTAAAAAAGATTTTAAAGAAAAGCTTCGTAGATTGGCCTATGAGAAATATGGTAAGAAAGAAGAAGTTGAACTTGACGAAAATAGATTGCTTAAAGTCGATAAACTTTCCAGCGCTGAATATCAGAAAGCTAAAAAATTAAAAGGCTTTGACAAATCGAAATATAAGTGGGATGCAGAGCAACAGCTATATCTTAAAGAAGAAGTCGAGCAGGTTGATGAGTCAACTAAAGCTTATGCTGCCTCATTAGAAAAGATTGCAAACGATAAGAAGCTTAAGGCGATTACTCCAAAAGATCGTGAAATGCTTGCCAAATTAGCCGATCTTATGAAAAAAGAAGGTTATCGTAAGCCAACTGCAGCAGAGATTGCAGCAGATAAGAAAAAAGATGGTAAGAAGCCTGAAGGTAATCGACACAGTAGAATCAAAAAGAAAGTCTACGGTAAGATGATGGGTGGTCTCAAAGAAGCCGAGTTAGAAGAAGCAAACTTTAAGCCAGGTAATCTCAAATTAAAAGATGGTTCAAAGGTTAAGCTTTCAATGGATGATGCCAAAGCAATCACAGCAGTAATGAAGACACTCAGCCCAAAGAATCGTAAAGAAATGGAATCACGCTTGATGTCGGACAAGAAAGGGTTCGATGAAATCATGGCATTTGTACAGGCTGCTGGAATTTAAAATGGCTTGGGCTGCTGTATCAGGATCAAATGGTATATGGGAATACGATAATGCTGCTACTGCGGCAGGCCCAGATACCTATGATGATATGAATGGTACGGTAACTGCCGGTATTAGATCGTTTACACCAACCGGCGGGAATGCACAGTTAACGTATATTAAATGTAGAAAGGCTGGTACTACTGCGGTCAGAGGCGAACTGTCAAAAAATTATTACGATGCCCAGTAATCGCAAATGTATAAATACAATTTAAGAATAAAAAGGTAAGAAAAAAATGAAGCTTATCACAGAAATTACCGAAAGTTGCGATATCGTTTCCGAGTTAAATGAGGAGACTGGAGTAAAGTCGTTCTTCATTGAAGGCATTTTTATGCAAGGAAATTTGAAGAATCGCAACGGTCGTATCTACCCAAGTGATGTACTTGAAAAAGAAATGAACCGTTACCAAAAAGAGTTCATTGATACGAAAAGAGCACTGGGCGAACTTGGCCATCCCGACGGTCCTTCAATTAATGGTGAGAGAGTATCCCACCTGATTACCGACATGAAAAGAGAAGGCAATGACTTCTATGGTAAGGCCAAAATTCTTGGTACACCCATGGGTGAAATTGTCAAGACCTTACTAGACGAAGGTGTCAAGATAGGCGTGTCGACTCGAGGACTTGGTTCGGTCAAGGCAAAAAATGGTGTAATGGAAGTCCAAAATGACTTCTATCTTGCCACAGTTGATATTGTCACAGATCCTTCTGCCCCTAATGCTTTTGTAAATGGTATTATGGAGAATGTGGAATACTATTACGATCTTGCTTCTAACGCTTGGCTTCCAAGGCAGCAACAAGAAGAAGTTGCTGAAGTCGTTGAACAGATTCACAGGCAAGTGCATAAGAAGTATAATAGAATCGTGAACAAAATTGACGAACAGACGGCAGCTAAGCTTTTCCAGAAGTTTGTTAAGTCGCTGCAAAAGTAAAAGATTTATAAATAGTTTGCAACAATTCAATTGTTACATAAAAGGAGACTAAATATGGCAGATGATCAAAGCAAGGTTGTTGCTGAAGAGGAAACTCTCTCAGTCGCACCAGAAACTGTTGAAGAGCAGGTTGAGTCTGTAGAGGAAGTCGCTGTTGAAGAAGCTACTGTTGAAGTAGTAGAGGAAGTGGTTGAGGAGACTGAAGAAATTACTGAAGTCGATCCAACTATTGCTTCGATCTTTGAAGGTGTTGACCTTTCAGATGAATTCAAAAACAAGGTATCGGTAGTTTTTGAGGCAGCCATCAACGAACAAGTCCAAGAAAGATCTAAGGCATTCGAAGCCGATCTGACTGAGAAACTAGAAGCTGAGCTTCAAGAATCTTTGACAGGTAAGGTAGAAGAAATTGTCGAAAATCTTGATAAGTATTTGGACTATGTAGTTGAAGAGTGGATGTCTGAAAACGAGATCGCTATCGAAGCCGGTATTAAGGTTGAAATGGCAGAATCTCTAATGACCGGTCTTAAGGATCTATTCGAAGAGCACAATGTAGACATTGACGATGAAACTGTCGATGTTGTAACTGGCTTGGAAGAGCAGGTTGCAACGGCAGACGCTAGGGCTAACGATCTCGTAAATGAGAACATTGCTCTTGCCAAAGAAATTGCTGACATGAAGGCTGATGGTGTATTCGCAGGAATGACTGAAGACCTTACAGTATCTCAGCGTGAAAGAATAGCGGTTCTCTCTGAGAAGTTAGACCGCGATGATTTGGAAAGCTACACAGCTAATCTCCAGACCATCAAAGAATCTTTCTTTGCAGAATCATCTGTGAAAAAGGATGAAGTTGTTGAAGAAGAAATCATCACGGAAGAGGCAGCCATCCGGCAGCCAATCTCTGATTATTCTTCAGTCAATGCTCTTGTAGAGGCACTCAACGCAAGAAAATCAAACTAAGATATTAGTTTTTATAAATAAACAGTAACACTTAAATTTAAGTAACAAGGAGATAGAATAATATGTCAGAGACAAACTATCAAAAGCTTGTGGAAAAGTGGGGGCCCATCCTAGAGCACGAATCTTTTTCACCGATCGCTGATAATCACAGACGCGCAGTAACGGCGACCATTCTTGAGAACACAGAGCGTGCTCTTCAAGAGTCTGGTGACCTTTCTGCTAACATGAGTTCTCTTTTGTCAGAGAGCCCAATTAACGACGTAGGCGCAACTGGTGGATTCACTGGTGCAGCTGCAGCGGCAGGACCCGGTGCTGGATATGATCCCGTACTGATCTCTCTCGTTCGACGTGCAATGCCTAATCTAATTGCTTATGACATTTGTGGTGTCCAGCCTATGACTGGTCCTACAGGTCTCATCTTTGCAATGCGCTCACGTAAGGCCACTCAGACTGGTGGTGAGACTGGATACGGCGAAGCTGATACTACTCACTCAGGTGTTGGAACCCAAACCGGAGCTATTCCTGTAGCTGATGCTGCTAATACTACTCTCTTTGAGACTGGTACTGGTATGTCTACTGCTGCTGGTGAAGATCTCGGTGATGGTGGTACTTTCGCAGAGATGGCCTTCTCAATTGAGAAAGTAACCGTTGCTGCTAAGACCCGCGCTCTGAAGGCTGAGTACACTACAGAACTTGCTCAAGATCTGAAAGCTGTACATGGTCTGGACGCTGAGACTGAATTGGCTAACATCCTGCAATCAGAAATCTTAACTGAAATCAACCGTGAGGTTGTACGTACTATCTACACTACTTCTGAAGTTGGTGCTGGTAATACTGCTGCTTCTGGCGTATTCGACTTAGATGTTGATGCAAACGGACGTTGGTCTGTTGAGAAGTTCAAGGGTTTGATGTTCCAGGTTGAGCAAGAAGCTAACGCTATTGCCAAGGGAACTCGACGTGGTAAGGGTAACATCGTAATTTGTTCTTCTGACGTTGCTTCTGCACTTCAGATGGCCGGTGTTCTTGATCACACTCCTGCTCTCAACTCTAACGCTTTGGATGTTGATGATACTGGTAACACCTTCGCTGGTGTACTGAACGGACGCTTCCGTGTATACATCGATCCATATGCTGGTGGAAACTACATGGTTGTAGGTTATAAGGGTTCATCTGCATTTGATGCAGGTCTATTCTACTGCCCATACGTACCTCTCCAGATGGTTCGTGCGGTTGGTGAGAATACCTTCCAACCAAAAATTGGCTTTAAGACTCGTTACGGAATGGTTGCAAACCCATTCGCACAAGGTGACGCATCTAGCCAAGGTCTTGGTTCACTTGCTGCAGGTGTTAACAAGTACTACCGTAAGGTTCGAGTTACTAACTTGTTCTAAGGTATAAAAATAAGAGTTTGGGGCGAATCTGATAAATCGTTAACCAGACCTACTTTATAGGGAGACTTCGGTCTCCCTTTTTTTATCTGCTGAAAAGTGTCACAAAATATTAACTGAATCTTAACACAAACTTCATAAAACTTTTGGTACCTGGGTATTAAATAATAGAACCAAAACAATAAAGGGGGTTCCCTTATGAAGTACTTGACACCATTACTCTTTCTAGTCTTATCGTTTCCTGCTCTAGGATCTGACCAACAAGAATACAATTACAAAGCCAAACATGATGGTTGGGAATACACGTTCCGGCATCGAGAAGGTGGATGGCATGCTGAGATTGGTAATAAGATAGGACCAGTAGAGGTAATGTATCGGTATGCCGATTTGGTAACTACTCGAGAAAATCGAATCAAATTTACCACAGAGTTCTATTCATACGAAGACCTGACAATTGAAGGCAGAATAGAATATCGACATTTCGATAATAAAGAATCCCACTGGCGATATCGTTTCATAACAGAATATACACCTCACCTGTATGGTCCATTACACTTATATGTTAAATGGCAGCCACGGTGGAGCTTTAAGGATGATGGTACCAAATTCGATGCTCGGGATCAACTGGGCATTACTTATAAACAAAAGACATGGAAAATAACCCCCTTCATTGAAAGAAAATCGACCGAAGGGTATGATCGTAAAATGACTGTAACAGGAGTGCATGCTGAATGGAAACTATGACTTTACTCTGGACTATCGTGGGATTTAGTATTGCAAGTTATACTGTAATTGCCAATGATAGTATTCAAACACTAGGTACATGGATGGCCTCAAATCGTCGAGTTGATTGGCGAATTATGTGGGGTGCTGCAAGTACTGTATTACTATTCGCCCTTTGGTACGGCTTCTTCATGTATGGGGATATATCATATGGGAGGCTTGAAAAAATACCTTATATCGAACCACAGTGGTATCATGCAATGGCTCCTGCGGTTCTTCTGTTATTAACACGAATTGGTGTGCCGGTGAGTACATCATTTCTAGTATTGTCTGCATTTGCATCTTCATTTGTACTCGAAAAAATGCTTGTGAAATCGTTTGCTGGATACGCTGTTGCTGCAGTAAGTGCTTATGTTATTTGGGGTATTATATCGAAATGGATGAGCAATGTAGAGCTCGGAGGTTCAGATCGAAATTGGCGTATTGCTCAATGGAGTGTAACTGGATGGCTGTGGTGGACTTGGTTGTCACATGACATGGCAAACATGGCAGTATTCTTACCTCGTGCAATTGACCCAATGGTACTCGTGGCTATTAGTGTTCTTTTCATTACCGGCCTTGGATTCATGTTTCGTGAACAGGGTGGTAAGATACAGGAAATTGTAAAGTCCAAGACCAAGACCAAATACGTACGAAGTGCAACACTCATTGATTTGATTTACCTGATTATCTTGTGGTATTTCAAAGAATATAATAGTATTCCAATGAGTACAACTTGGGTGTTTATTGGACTCTTAAGTGGTCGAGAACTTGCGATCGCGACGTTTAATGGTGAGGTGAAGAAAACCTACCCAATAGTTGCCAAGGATTTTGGAAAGCTAATGGTTGGTGTTGGTGCTTCGATGGGTATCATTATTGGTATTCACACTCTCACTTAAAACATGCATATGTCTTTCGGTAGATTGGTCCAGATACTCCAGATCGGCTGGATCTCTCTCCCGATTCGACTAGAGGCTTGATTCTCGTGTTGAGATTCGTTTAATTGACTCATCTGCCACCTTACCCGCTGCAAGGATTCTACCGAATCGGTGGGTGGTGGCTGATCTTCCTCACTATCTAAACAAAAACAACCTCCGTCAGTACCGAGGACAACTTCCTGTCCAGTCTCGGGTATTTCGCAGGTCTCATCCCTGTCCGAAAATCTTCCAGTTGGTAGATCCGCATAAGACATTATCGTTCCGTACCCATCATATGTGCCTTTATAGTCTGGGTTGTCTGATTGTGGATTGTAGCCGGGTAGATTGTAGCCAAATGAATA